AACCTTGGCGATTTGCGATCGACTACATCTTGACTAAATTTTTCCAAACGCTGGCAAATATCTTTATGTACCCACCCAGCTTGGTAGTGTTCATCAAACCGCTCTACAAACGGTAGCATGTGTTTACGTGCAAGTGCACGAAGAGCTAATTCACGTTGCGCTGCTTTTTCAGCCGTAATTTTTTCTTGTTGTTTTTTAGTAAGCTTTTCCTCTGGGGGAGGAACTCTCTCCGCATCCGCGGCTTTGCAATACACACATACATTATCCTCCGAGGGAAATAATGTATCAGGATGCATTGCTTTACAGCGAGTGCACTCCAGCTTAGTAATCTCCATTACTTTTTCTTTTTGTAGGGCTTTTTAGGAGGTCTTCCGACCTTTGACCCGTAAGTTCCTTTACCGCTTGGCATCTAAAGATCCTAATTGTGTTGTTTTAGTATTATGAGTTTTTTCAGGCGTAAGAGTAAAACTACCATTCTTTTCCTGTTTTATTTCAGCGCGCCAAACTTTACGTTTATTTGCTCTTGCTTGCGCTTGCTGATGATACTTTGTTGTCATCGTGTTTTTCCCCTTTGCCATTTTGTGGCATTAGATATTGATTATCAACTCCTGCTATTTTTAGTAATTCGGAATCGGGTAATCGTTCAAGTTGTTCTACAGAATCTACATTAATATTGATCTGAGTTCCATTTTCTGGAGTAAATAGACCGTGGAGCTTGCATAAAGAATCTACAACATTTTTTTCTTCCGTTGCATTTACAGACTTTCGATGCGCTTCTAAGTACATAGACGTCGCTTGTGTCCTGTCGAACTTTACTTCTTCTCGAAATTCATTCCGCAAATATTCAAGGGCTTTTTGTATTTTGGGGCGCTTAAAAATCTTGTACACATGTTCTACATCTGCGTACCCCGCAGCACGGCCCGCGGCCGCCTTGCTCATTCCACGTAAATGAAAAAGCAATAGCCTTTCTTCTTGTACAGAGAGTTCATTTAACTTTATCGCCATGTAGGGATAATGAGATTGAAGTTCTGCACGATCCTCGTCTGAAACTTTTTTATTGTTCTGCACGTGTACACTATAATTTATTTAAAAAAATTTTGCGAAAAAAAATTTGAAAAAACTGGTATATACCGCTCGCTCAGGGTCCCTACTATCATCACAACGCCAACCCCCAACCCCGATTCGAATATTGGAACCTTGTTTTCAATTTTTCACCTTTGGAACCTTGTCTGCGTACCCCTCTCTCCTCACCTCCGTTTACAACGCCCTAAAGGGCGTAGATAGGGGCATTTGTGATTTTAATTATAAAAGGGAACTAACAATGGATACTACAATACTTTACTTCATCATTCTTACGGTCGCTACTCTAGTCATAGTCATCATCGGAATGTATCGTCAACTAACTCTAGCTAATGAAGAACTTATAACTGCTACAGTAGAACTTGAGGATATGTATCAGTGTCACGCCAGTGAATCTAATCCTTGGGAACTCGCAGATACACTCCAAGCTCAACTCGAGCTCAGCCAAAAAGCCCGCAAGATTCAAGCTAATCAGATTAAAGAACTACAGGACGAGATTGGCAAATTGGAATACAAACTCCAAGACTGTCTAGCACTGGGTCGATGGAATTGATTTCGCAATACTTTCCCCTTTCCCCTGTTCACCCGCTTACGCGAGTGGATAGGGGTTCTTGTGATATATATGAAATTGGTTCGTATATACATTAATAACCTATAAAGGAAACTATCATGAACGATATAGAAACTGTTCAATCACAAGAACCTACCGTGGCGCAACCCACTAACGGTGCTACAAAAGCTAAATCAGCTACATACTATCTAGGCAGTGGCTGGGTCAACACAAAAGCCGATGACTCTAAATACCTAAAAATGTCATTGAATGTAGCTGAATTAGCTTGGGTTCTTGACCAAGCCCAGCGCCACGGTATGCATGATGTTTACATCAGCGCCTTTCCTAATACCAAAACTAACGGCGAAAACTCACCTACACACAGAGTCGTGGTATTCAAAAACACCATTGATGGCACTGAAGGTAAACCTCAAGCAAATGGGGGGGCTTCACTATGAGTAATCCATTCCCAAAAATTACTGAGGGTTTCAAAGCCCAAGCTAAAAGACCGTTGCGCGAAATGGCAAAGGACGCTGGCGGTGTCGTCGTCACTGGAGCTAAAGTAGCCACGGTAGTTACCAGAGGCGCAATCGGTCTCGGTCTTGTAGCAACTACCAAGACTTTGGGTTTTCTAGCCAATAATCTCGTGGCAGGATATAAAGATGCGAATGAGTTACTATCATCATCCAAATCTAACAATCCCCAAACTCACCAACCCATCAAGAATGATTACAAATAATAATCATTTCCACCAACAAGACCTCGGTAGCTTCGGCTATCGGGGTTTTTCCCTAGAGCCAGGGGTGAAACTTCGTAACACCCCTAGCTTTATAATCATCGCTAAAGCGATGGCTTTATCTTATTTCGCCCACAGGGCGACAAGCCCGCTTTCAGCGCCCTTGACCCACACCCGAGGCGAGGGGTCACCCCCCGCCACCCCCCGTCGGGGTATCCACGTGTGCCGTGGCTACTATCATCAGGCATTAACTACTATCATCAGCTTGCCTGATGATCGACGAAGTCGCCCTATGTATATAGCCTGATGGACCAAGGTTGGTCCTCCTGTACCGGCTGTACCACCTGTGTACCACCACTTTCAGTGGGTGCTGGTACAGCTGAAACCTGCCCCCAGCACGGTTTTCAAGGATTTTTAGACCATTTGTACCAAATGTACCGCTGTTTTCAGTAGCCTTTTTTAAACGGACCGTGGACCGTGGTTCATAAAAAGAGGTCTAATTTCCTATTCTACTGGTACAGTTGGTACATACCCTTCTTCAGCCCTTTGTTTTCAATGGCTCCAGGCTGTACCACTACTTATCCACAGCCGGTACATATTTCACATGTTGCTTTACTTTTCAACAACTTACGCTGTACCACTACTTTTCAACTGCTGGTACATATTGCTCTTTTCACGCCCTAAAGGGCGTGTATAGGGGTATTTTTGATATTTTATCGTTTAATTTTAACAAAAAAGGAAACAAAAATGACTATAAAAAACGAAACAAGAACCGTAAACTTCGCTGGTTATGAATGTTCTGTAGCTATTTCACACTACGATGATGGGTTCAAGCGACCTCACTTACAGTTATACGATGTAGATGACTACGCTCCAGTAGCTACTGCTACTTCTAACTTTCCATACTTCTGGGAACTCCCTAACTTAGGCTCTTTCATACTGTCTGAGATGGAAGGCTTAGACTTGCATGAGTACATGAACCCTTGGACATTAATCAAAGATTACTCTGAGAACTCTGGCGTTTTAGACGCTTTGATTCAAGCTGATATTGTTACACCTTGGTCTGAGTTTCTGTCTAACAACCATACGCCAACTGACAAAAATGGCATTATTGCAGGTAACGGCACAGTTAGATGTGGAAATGTTTGTTTACATTTAGTTACCGTCACAGACCCGATACTATGCAAGGATTACGCGCAACAAACGGGAGGTGCAAAATGACTAATATCCATATTGCCCTCTTACTACTTGGCCTAGTAACAGCTATTTTAGGCTACAAAAACTTGCGCTATCAAGAGCGCATTCTAGAACTTGAACTTCAACATCTTGAGCTAACCATTGAACTTGAACAATGGTGGGAACACCAAGACCAGCAAAACTGGTCTGCCCAAGACGATGAATCAACTACAACAAAGGAAACGATATGACTAGTACACAACGCGATAGAGCTTTTGACCGCTTCTACAAGATTAATCACGATAGCTTGTTTTCGCTTTGGCTGTCGTTAGACAGCGCGAGCAATTTCAAGACATTCTCTTGGGAAATATTCAACCGTTACCCACAGTTTCATGGCAAGCAAAAGATTGCCCCGTGGGTATTTCATCAATTACTTAGAACTTATGCATGGGAGACACGATAATGGTTACATTAACACAAGCCGAGTATGACAAGTTTCTAGAGATTATGGCTCTAGCTTCTGGGACTACAACTTCTTTAACAGAGAAGTCTTTTGCTTCGGATTTATTCAAGCGAGACATTATACAAATAAAGGACTCAGAAAACTGCAAAGTAACAGATAAACATGGAGAATCATCATGATTGAGTTGTTATTTTTTATATTAGGTGCTGGTTTGATGTGGCTCTATTGTGTGTTTTCCGTTGCGGAAGGTATACAAGAAATGTCTGTATCAGCGTTTAAAGAAATGAAAAGGCATTTGAAAGGTGAGCCTAGTTTCATGGAACGCCAGGCAAATTATGCACGCGAGTTTTTTAAGTAAGTTTTATAGTTGGAACATGTCTCAATGTAGTTGGAGCATGTTTCAATTTCTTTTAATACAACTACGAGGATTATACTATGGCTTCTAGTCAAAAAGATATATTCGACCCTGCAGACCTTGAAACAGAGGAACTTTTACCCAAAGTTGAATCTGAGCACGAGGATTACACTGAGGATACTAACGCTGACCCTGAAAAAGCTGAAGAACGGTCTCAACCAACAGCTATTTCATTACCAGATTTCTTCTTCAAGAAATATCGTCTTGATGACGACGGTAATCCAACTTTCAACTCTCAGGTAGCTGACGAGATTATGAAAATCGTCGAGGACAAGAAAGATACTCCTCAAGTTTTCATGGGCGAGAAAGCTGACATCGAGAAGGCACAAGAATACTATGACATCCAAGTCAAGGCTGTCGTAGATGGACAAATGCCTCTCTTGGAAGTTGACCCACAAACAACGGGTATCAACTTCTTGCAACAAATCACAAGAACGATGTCTGAGTTTGCATCTACCGCTTAT